CAACCTTTAACGAGAAAACGTAATCCGATTAGCCCGCCTGATAGCACGGCCATAACGCCAGCGCCAAAGCCAGCCCATTCTGCTGGACTCATTTTTCATTAGTACCGATAACATCGGATTTGTCTAAAGCCCTAACTGCTGGACCAGCGAAAGCTGCAACTATTACAGCTAGTGCTGGATCTAAACCTAATTCATTACTTGCTAAAAATGTTAAGAAAGATACTAATACCCCACGTGCATAGGATTTTAGTATGGCTTTTTGCTTCTTGCTTATCTTCATATTTTGCCCCCTAGTAGTGGTATATCGAACTCTCTGCCGTCTTTGTCGCCTAACTTTGTAAAGCTAATATGGATGTGCCTTATATGCTTATTAAAACTTCTATAGGTGCGCCATTTATAGTTAAGTATTCTGCTTGCTATTTTGCCATTATGGATTACGTAAGATATACGCTTATCGGTTTTCGCACATTTTCTGATCTGGTCAGCCAGATATATTGAGATCCCTTCGGATGAATCCAGGCGAGAATCCACATCAATGGCTCTGACACACCCAGATTTGTCTGGATTATGATCCGATTTGGTGGCGCTATGACGAGCATCACCAATCCACCCATCACTGGTAGAGCGGCGATCTGGATACCAGGTATCAATTTGTTCCCTTAACTGGACACCAGCTGCACAAAGCCAAGGCTTCATTTAGTGGCTATAAACCTAAAGCACGTAGATCATCGGTAGTTAAACCAAGTGCGGCTAACTTACTTTCGGCTGCTGCCTTAGCTTGCGCCTTTGCTTCGGCTTCGGCTTGTCTAATTGCTTCGGCTGCTTGGTCTGCCTCATAAATTGCAAACTCAGCATTAGTCATTTCTCGTTCAATAATTTCATCAGTTGCCAAATCGTGTAATTTGATTATTGGTTTAGTCATTTTAACTCACTCCGTATATGTAGATTGTTCCTGCTGAATAATTAGCACCACCAGTTACTAGAGTAATAGATGAAATGGCAGTTGTACTGTTATATCTCATGTGTCCAGTAAATACTGCAGCAGTGTTTGCCGATCCCCCTTTTGCGCTTGATGTAAAAGGTATAGTTTTATATTCCGTTTCGGCATATCTTACAATAGTAAAAACTAAATCAGTTGTTTTATCATAATTACTACTTGCTCCTAAAACGCCTGCTTTTATTGTAGTTTCCTGTCCATCTCCTAAACTTATTGTAGTACCAGATGAAAATATCCATCTGTTGTAATAATTGCTTCCAGTATCACCATTAAATCTAAGCCTAAGATCAGTATCACTAGCAGCATAAGCATCTTTTACTACAACAAAAAGATGTTTATAGGTTTGATTAATTGACGATACTGTAACTGATGCACCAGATAAAGATGTGGTAGATAACAAAGTCATACCACCACCACCAGCAGGGGTTGCCCACTCTGGTGCGGTTGCCCCAGAATTTACTTGCAAGACCTGTCCAGCCGTACCAATTCCGAGGCGGGCAGGTGTTGAACCACTTGAAGAATAAATAGTATCGCCAGTGGTAGTCATTGGATTTACCATGCCTGTTGTATCCAAGTTAGTCCAGGCTGATCCAGTGTAATAAGTTGTTGTATTTGTATCTTTTAAGAAAGCAAAGTTACCTTCTTGTGGTGATGTAACGGCTGCATCTCTAGCTGTGGCACTAGCAAATACCCAGATACCTTGCATTAAATAGCCATCTACATCGGCTGCGGTTAATACCTCGCCTGTAACAAAATCCTTAAACCCTAAACCTGCTGCCATCTCTACTCCTTAGTAACTTAGGACATTATAGTCTAAAGTGCCATAAATGCTATTATTTAGGATAAATGCATCTATAACGGGCTCTAGTGTCGTGAATGTGGTTTTCCAACTATTCGGGGTTATTGCCATCCGTACCCCAAAAATCTGTAAGGTTTTATCTATGGTAGATCCGCCAGGCTGAGTAGTAAGCACTGTGATTGGATCAAAGAAATCTAAATCTAAGGCTGCCAATATGCCTGAATTGTAATTAGGCGTGTATAGGTCTAGGACTATGGCATCGCATCTAATAGAGGTTTCTTGCCTACTAGCCACATAAGCCTGGGCATAATCTAAAGCTACTGCATCGGTTTCCATTAATAGATTATTTAAGAAATAGCTGTGTAAAAAATACTTGTCGATGCTGGCTTGATTTAAGGCCACCTGTGGCGATCCCGATACTCTCGTAATTGTAGCCTTGTTAAATACTAAAACGTCATTAAGTGTCCAGGTAGCATCAAAGTAATCTATGCCTGTGCCATCATCTGCAAACACTGTGGGTGTGCCACCAATAGAACTAGCTGTAACGCCTCTATCTTGAAATACAAAATTATTATCGGCATCTACATAGATAGCCCCATATTCTGATTCTGTTGCAATTTGTAAAGCCTGTAATGCTGTTCTATTGCTACCAGGATCGTTTTGCAGCGTAGTTAATCCCGCATCAATATCACGCTGGGATGGTGGCCAGTCAATTTCATCTAATATCTGATTAATGCGTGTGCCTGATAAATCACCAGCACTTGCACCTGTAACAGTGCTTATCTGTGCTAATTGGGCTAATCTAAAAGCATCTACAGCTTGTATGGTAGTTATGGCTACCTCATCAAAACTTGAGTTATCTGGGTATGTTGTAACGTAACTAGTAATAAATCCTGAAAATATAGGATAAGTAGTGCCACTATATGTAGCAGTTATTTGCACTTTTTTCATAGGATCTAAAAGACCTGCGTAGGGGCTTAATAAATTCTGTGGGTTAAAATCACCATTTTGATCTACGATGCGTAATGTAAGCGATCCTGTTTGAAATTGATCGCTAAGAGCGGTACGGCCTCGATTAGTTTCTATGCGGTTAATTTGATTAGACACATCTACAATTACAGCTACAGAATCTGCCAATATATTTACATCTAATTCGCCTGATCCCAAAATCATAGCTTGTGCAAAACTAGGGCCAGTCGAGAAATTTATAAAAGCATTTACTACAGGTACTGTCATACTGGCAGGCTTCCATTTGCAGAGGTGTTATATCCGCTTCTGCCTGCTACTTGAATACTCTCAGCTATTAATTGAGCAAATTTATCGCCAGATTGTGCAGTGTCTACTGTTATGCGTATATCTTGTGCTGTAGGTCTAAGCCCAGATAATGGATCGTATCTAAAGCCTGTGTCTGCTAAATCTTGCGCAGTAACTGTCAAACTAGATAAAGGATCATAAGGTGTGGTAGCAGGTGGCATAAATGGCCCAGTATCGCCAGCAGTTGTTGAAGGTAGTCCAAACTCTTTGTTAATCTTTTCTATCTGGGCGTTTATTCTACTGACTAAAGATCTAACGCTAACTAAAGCAAAATCCATAAGACTTAAACCTGCAAGTCTAGCCTGCTCTGCCAGTTTCTTTAATGCATCCGAGGCTTCCATCTCGGCCAATAACTTCTTAGCCATTGCTTCATTCTCATCTAGTATGGCTAGTTGTGCTCTTAAACGTAGTTTAGTTTCTTCGTCTGTGGCTACATTAAGCGCCTGTGTTAAACCTATTCGCTCTAGATCAAACTTCTTTTTAAGTTCTTCTACGTTCTTATTTTCTATAGCGTTCTTTTTAACAATAATGTCGTATTCTTTTTTGCGTGCGTTTTGTAATAATTTAGCAGTCATTAACTCTTTACTTAATTGCCTGGTGCCGCCAAGTTGTGAACTGCCTTTGCCAAAATCTTTTGTTGCTAAACCTGCTGCGGCACTACCACCAACAATAGTAAATGCAGCTGCAACGGCTTTGGAGTTTCTACTTAATATCGCAAGGGCTAATAAACCTGCTTTGAAACTTGGATTATTTACTAAATCATTAAATCCACGAACTAATTTAGCCAGTTCTTTAATAGCAAACGCTATGTTATCGCCTAAGTTTTCAAAGTTATCTGCAAGGTTTTCTATAGATTTATCTTTACTAAGAATTACTAGAGCATCTACTATGCCTTCTCCAATAGCCTTTGTAGCTTCATCGGCACTCTTTTTAAGTATATCCATCTTGCCTGCATAAGTACCTAACCTGGCGGATGCTTGACCTGAGAATCTTCTTTCAAGCTCTTCCATGATCTTATTCATGTCGCCACTAGCAAGGATATTTTCGTCTATGCCTGTATTAAGTCCTCTTAATGCTTTAGTCTGACCTCTTACACCTGCTGATATTGCACCTACTACAGTTGCCAGGCTTTGTCCAGTACCAGCGCTTATATCTAAAGCCGCTTCTAAAGATCTTTGTGCTAAATCAACTGAGCCAGTAACGTTTAATAATGTTTGAAATGGGCCACGTAGATCTGTAAGTATTGCGTAAGTTTTTTCTAAATTCTTAATATAATCTTCTACTTCGGTAGCCCTAAATGCGTTGCCAGTATTTTCTAGTTGCAACTGTAATGACTTGGCCGCTGCCTGATCTTCGGCAAATGCTTTAACTGCTTTTTTACTAAACGCAACAATAGCGGTAGCACTAAAGGTAAAACCTAAGGTACGTGCTAAATTTTTTAACTGCTTGTCAAATACATTGACATCTTGCTTGGCTTTTTTAAGCGCCTTACCATTCCAGGTAGCAAGTGCGGATACGACTACATTGGCCACTATGCCACCTTCTTTAATTCTGTTGTATCGTTAAAATAATTAGCTGTAGCAGTAATGGCTTTAAGAATAGAATCGTAAATCTTAGGGCTATCTTTAGCCCAGGCCTTATAGATTAAGCGGCCTTTAGTTTTAGCCCCACCACTTCTAACATCTTTAATCTTTGGCTGTGATGTAAGAGGTGGCATATCTGTAACGAACTGATAGCCAGCAAACGGGTTATTAGAATTATAGGATCGTGTAGATCGGCTTCTACTTTTAGCGCTACCAGACTTCTTAAATGCAACTGTGCCACCACCTTGGTTAACAGATGTAAATGGCGCTCTACCTTGTGGGTTTAATCGGCCAGAGGTTTCGTAAATACGACCAGCTGCGTTAATGTTGTAGACATAATTTTCTACTTGAAAACCATTTTTGAATCTTCTATTTTGGCCTTCTTTGTAACCTATGCCACCACGCACGCTATCAGCATTGTATTTTGGGAATGGTCTGTAATCTATCTGTGAAGATACTGGCTTAGACCAGCCAGATAGTACTTCTGCATTACTGGGCACATACCCTTTAGCAGTAGCTTCTACCTGGCGCATTTGTGGATCTAATACTTTTTTAATTCTGTTATACATATCCTCATCAATAAAGCTAAGGCCTTTCATGACCTCTTTAACGCCTACGACCTCTGTTGGCATTTTTGATCTCCTTAGCTCTATCGGATAATACTTGTATTATTGCCCGATACATTTCTGAGTCCATATTGATAAACTCGCTAGGCGGTATTCCAGTTTCGATAGCAAGTTGAGCAATACTATAGAAAACAGAACCCCGCTCTACTATTTTT